TGATCTGCTGGTACTTGAGCCCGCCTTCTAGCACGGCAATCGCGCCTGCGCTCTGCACGCCTTTCATGCGTGCTTCCCACGACTCGCGCATCCGCCCGATGGCGTCGGGCGTTAGTTCCTTGTCCGTAGACAGCACGCCGCTAGGCCTGCTGGCGTTGCGCCAATACGCTGCTCCAAACGCCTCAGCAGCGATAGACAGTCCGATGGCTTGGCGTGCCAGCGACAGCGGCGAGTAGCCAAGCAAGCCGTCTGGCGACATCCACATGAGGTGGAAGATTTCGTTGCTGCTAAAGACCGTGCGTTGCTGCTCGTCTCGCCCGCCGCCGTAGAAGTATGCCACCTCGCCCGTGCTGATGCGCTGCACGTCCATCAAGTCAGGCCGCAAGAAGTGCAGCGCGCGAGGACGGCCGTCAGGCGTGCGCTCAATCAGGCTATACGCGTTGCCTGTGAGGCACGCGCTAGTGAGCATCAGTTCGCGCCACACTAGCGCCGTCATCTGCTCGTTCGGGCTGACGTTGAGCAAGTTGTGGACAGGATGCTCCGAGCGCACGCGCCGCCCGGCATCGTCGCGGCTCAGCACGCTCCACGGCAGTTTCGCCAACTCGGTGGCGATGGCTTGCACGCAGGCATTGACGGTGATGCACGACAGCGCAACCGTTGGCGTGATAGCCTGTCCCGTGTCTGACACGATGCCCGTGTAGATCTGCAGTCCGCCCATCGTCGGCTGGCCGACCGGAACCGTGCTTGTGAACTTCCGGAGTTCCAGCGTGCCGAGGAACGGAATCTTCAGAGCCATATCAAGCCTCGCTCGTTGTAGATGCTGCTGCGCTGCTGCTCGTCGTGCAGGCTGGCTGCCACAGCGATGATTGATGCCACAACGGGGTCGATGCGCTCCACGCTTCGCTTCTTGCTCGGTCGCGGGTTGCTGTTGGCATCGCGGTCAACGACGCAGTTCGACATGGCCCAAGCCAAGACCGGGTTGCCGTCGTGCGACAACTTGCGCGACAGCACTGCGCGTTCCCACATCTGCGTCGGCGTGGACAGGTTGAGGAACGACTGCGGCACACGCACCACGTTGAGCCCTTTGCCTTCCAGTTCGTTGGCAAGGTTCTGCGCGTTGTAAGGGTCGTATGCGATGAGCCGTACACGGTGGTCTTTCGCCAGCGTTTCGATCTGCTTGAGGATGTAGGAGTAGTCCGTCGTGTCTCCGGGCGTCAGCGTCAGCCAGCCGCGTCGGCTCCACTCTACATACGGAACTCCGTCGCGGCGCGTGCGGTTAGCAGCGCCTACCTCCGGTGCATAGTTCCAGTTGCGGACGATGATGGCGTCGCCGTCGATCCACACCGCACTGATGCTGGACAAGTCGGTGGTCTGCGCCAAGTCGATGCCGAGGTAGCAAGGCAAGCCTCGCAGCCTCTCTACGTCCAGTTCTTGCTTGCAGGCGTCCCAATCATTCATCCTGATCCAGCGGTCAGAGGCCGTGATGTGCTGGCACAGGTAGTAGGTTCGGAATGGCGACTCGTAGGACGGCTGGTCGTTGGCGCGCTTGGCTTCCTCCTTGTACCACTCGACTTTGACTGTGTGCCCAAGCGACGGGTTGGCTGTGCGCCACGTTGCTTCTTGGTCCCATGCTGCGTCCGCTTCCGCGAAATGGAGGCACGGCAAGAAGGCAGGGTTCTCTACCGTGCCTTCGCAGATCCGCAAGGCGTACTGGAACAAGTCGTGCTCCAGAGACTCGCGCAGCACTCCTGCCGTCGTGATGCTGACCATGAGCGGCTGGCGGCGGGCGCCCATCGACGTCATCACGGCTTCCCACAGGTCGCGGCGGTTCTCCATTGCGTGGATCTCGTCCGCGATGCACGCGCTGGTGTTCAAGCCGTGCGCTGCAGGCGCGTCTGCCGACAGGATGGCGTATGCGCCATACACCTGCGGCGCTGTCAGTCGGTGCTGGTACGTCTCGGTGCGCGCACGCAAGAACGGCTCTGCTGCTGCCATTCGGCTGGCGCGGTTGAGGCAGAGTTTGGCTTGCTTGCGGTCGCGTGCGATGCCGTACACGTTGGGCGTTGGCTCGTCATCTGCAAGCAGGTGGTACAGCGCCAGCGCCGCTGCCAACTCTGTCTTGCCTGCCTTGCGCGGGATCAAGATGTGCGCTTGCCTGTAACGGCGCGTGCCGTCCGGGCGCATCCAGCCGTAGAGGTTGCCGACAAGCGCACGCTGCCACGGGAGCAACTTGAACGGCTTGCCTGCCCACTCGCCTTCCGTGTAATGGCACATCGCTTCGATGAAGCGAATGACGTGCTTGGCCCATGCAGGGTTCCAAACCGAGTCGCCGGCTGTCTTGATTGCGTCGTATCTCGGAAGCGTGTTGAACGCCTCCGCGCTCCACTCATCCTGCCGAGGCCTTGCGGCTGAAGATGCTTTGGATGTCCGCTTCTTGCTCATTCGTGGTTACGCGTGCCCGCGCTGCAGGTGTCAGTCCGAACTGCGCCATCATGCGGTTGAGCATGAGGCCGTATTCCAACTGCTGGGTGACGTACGGGCTTCGCTTGAAGTGCGAGAAGGTGCCGTCATCCTTGTTGATGCGGAACACCTCGCCAAAGCGATTGACGGCTGCTGTGACCCGCTTCCACCGAGCAAGGTACTCAGCGCATTGTGCCAGCGCCAACGCATCTGACGGCGTGAGCACTCGCATCGGCTCCAGCACGTGCACCAGTTCCTTCCATGCTTCCTTGGCTTCGTCGCTCAGCCACGGAGGCACTCGGGGCGCTGCCTCTTTCAACTTCGGTTCGCGCTTGCGCGTGTTGGCGCGCCACGACCCTGCAAGGCGCAGTTGGGCAGTCGGTTTGGGCGGGGGTCCGGGCATTGGCTAGGAAGCGTTTAGAGGGCTCGGGGCTGTCCGGGGCATCGTACCCGCCCGGACGGGGCGGGAGGGCGTATAGGGGCGTTTAGGGGCTTTGCTAGGGCTCCTAGCGTGCCGCTAGACGGGGCGCCCCCGAAGGGGTCTAACCCGTGGGCGCACGCGCGCAGGCCAAGGGGCGGGTGTGGAGACACTGGTGTCAATCATTGACACCCCCTACCCCTGCCGCGGAGGAGGAGGAGGTTATGGAGAAAGTCAAGCCTTGATGCCTGCCAGTGCCACGAACTCGGCACGCGCATCGCGTTCGCGCATGGAGCCTAGGAGGCAGGAGGTCACCATGTCGGCGTCAGGCTGGCGGACGCCTCGGCATCCCATGCAAGCATGGTGCGCGCGTGCGATGACAGCAGTGCCTTTGGCCTGCAAAGTCTCGTGGAGGGTGTGTGCCACCTGCTGCGTCAGCCTCTCCTGCATGGACGGCCGTCGCGCCCACGCCTCTACCATGCGAGGAATCTTGGACAGGCCGACCACTCGGCCGCTCGGTACATAGCCCACGCTCATCTCACCGACGAAAGGCAGCAGGTGGTGCTCGCATAGCGACACGAAGCGCACGCCGCGCACTAGCACCATCTCGTCGCAAGCCTCGTCGAACACCGTGCCAAGCATGGCTACCGGGTCGACGTTGCGGCCGCTGGTCATCTCATGCAAGGCCTTGACTACACGCCGAGGCGTGTCGATCAAGCCGGGACGCGACGGGTCTTCGCCTATGCAAGCCAGCAAGTAGCGCACGCAGTGCTCTTGCAGCGCGGGGTTGGGTGCGAACACTGAATGCGCAGCATCAGTCAGCGCACGTTCCAAGCCTTGTGCATCTGTATCGACAGTCGCCATGACGGGTCTTCCTTGATGAGGTTGAGGCACCACTCCAGCGCCTTGCGGTCGATGGTGAGGCCGTTGAAGGCTGGACTGATGAGCCGATGCTCGGCCTTGCAAGTTGGCCTAGGCAAGGCTTGGCCGTAGCCGCGCACGTACTTCACTTCGTTTGCGAACGGCTGCCGCACCGCGTGCTCGGCAACCTTCGGACTGACGGTGATCCAATCTAGGCCAAGTCCTGTCAGATCGATGCTGCCATTGGTTTCGATGGCGCAAGCAAAGCCTGCATTCTGCAAGGCTTCCACCAGAGGGCGGTCGACTTGAAGTCCGGGCTCTCCGCCCGTGAACACTACCCAAGGCCTATCGATCCGGTGTGCGTCGAAGTACTCGCTTGGCAAGCCGCACGCATCGCGCACCTCTGCCACGATGGCGTCTGCCGTCATCTTGCGTCCTGACATGAACTCCGTGTCGCAGTCGAAGCCGCCCGGGCTCTTTGGCCCCGGCTCCATGCTGCATCGCAAGTTGCAGCCTGTGAAGCGCACAAAGGCAGACATCTGTCCTGCGCGCATGCCTTCGCCTTGAGGCGACCAGAAGATTTCGTTGACGGTGTAGGTCATCGCGGCCACTCCGAAAGGTCGTCCATGGTTGCTGTCACGGTGCTGCTGTCGGTTTCGGT